CCCAGCGGGCAGGCAGAAGCCCCAGCAGGAGCGCCCCAGCACGCCGAACAAACCATTGTCAGATATGATGCAAAAAAGACCCCGAAAAATACGCGTGTTATGTTGCGCTTTAACAAAAAACGCAAAACAGACGAAAAACAAGAAAAAACAGCAAAAAATAGCTTGACTTGCTGCGTGAAAAGCGATATACTGACCACGCAAAAGCAAAAAGCGAATACAGCAGAACGACGGCACGCGGACCCGGCAGGCACGACGGCCTCCCCCTTATAAGGGAAGGACCCATGGACGACGGCAGGGGAAGCGGCAGGGGGAAAGCAAGGCAATGCCTCCCCCGGACCGACGGACGGCGCGAAAACATTTTGCTGAGCCGCGGCCTGAGACGGACGCGAAAAACGCGCATATCGCGCCTATACAGCTCCTTTAACGGAATACATCAAGCGGGGACCCTCCCTGCACGGCAGCACGGCATGAGCACGGCACCGGCAGACGGGGCAGCTGCGCGGCGGATCCGACTGGGCTGGGGATGGCGGGCTGATGCGAAATGACCCTTGACAACTGCACAACAACTCCTCCTCCAAAAGTACCGCCGGAACCGCGTGTTTGCAGACGCCCGGCGGAACCGCCTGAAGACCTAATGCCGATGCAGGATGCCACACGGTACCCCGCGTCGGCGCCGGATAGCTCCGGGGGACCCCCTGCAAGGGGTGGCCGTGGAACTCGGCCGAAACGCACGGATGGGTAGCGCCCATCAAGGCGGGGCAGGACCGGCAACGGCCCTCTCCCTCGCGTCGCGGAAAACGCAAAAAAGAAAAATGGGGGAACTTACTATGACGAACGAACTGAAAAAAGTCATTCGCAAGGCTATCAAGGAAAACGGCAACTGGACTGGTACCATCAACGGTCACGCGGTCCTGCTTGAGCTGGACGACTTCGATCGGACAGTCAACATCTGGGTAGACAACGAAGAGTCGGAACCCGCCTACGGATTCGCTAACCTTTTTCTGGATCTTGACGACTTAACAAAATGACTCTCGTATAACCCGCCCGCCGGCGGGTCGCGTCGCGGAAAACGCAAATAAGGGGGAAACGAAACATGAAAAAGGCTCTTTTTACACTCACTCTCTGCCTTCTGATGGCTGCATCCTTTGCGGCTGGGGCATATAGCGTATTAACCATGGCTCAGATTGATACTGCTGGGAACAATATATTAATCGAATACGTCGGTCAAACTTGGGTCCATACTGCGGGCAAATAACCCGCGCGTCGCGGCAACGAAAAAAAATAAAAAGGGGGACAAAAAATGGAAAAGGAACTCATTGAAAAGCTGTTCGCAAGTCAAACAGGGATCGTCGATACAGCGGAATATCGCTATATTCTCCTGCACGCAAAGTGTGGGAAAACTGAAATTCGGCGCATCCGACAAGAGTGCGGAAATCGCGCAACAGTCACGATTGATTGGTTGTTCCCGCGAGCTTGGGAATTAGTGGAAGTCATCTCACGCTGAAACTTTGCCCTTGCTTACAAATCAAGCAAGGGTCGCGTCGCGGAAAAAAGATTACAAATCAAGGGGGATTCAAAAATGGAGAAAAAGACAAAAATGGTTGAGCTGACTGAAACCGAACTGCAGATGCTCTACAAGGCTGCATGGATACAATCTCAAAATCTCAAGAATGCCTGCGAACATACATCGTTCAGTACGACCGAAAAGCTCCTGGATAATGAACGGGTAGCATATATTGACTTGTGGACGAAATTGGGGCTAGAACTTGGGGATTTCTAAATCCCCCGCGTCGCGGAAACTCGCAAATTTAGAACGGAGGAAACAACTATGGCAAGACAAATGACGATCAAGGAAATCAAGGCTGACAGCAGACCCAAAATCTCGGTGAGCTACTGCAATCTCCAGCGCGTCCTTTCTCCCTTTGAGCGGGACGGATATCACGCGGGTGTGTACGGCTGGAACTTCGATGTGTACGAATTCCCTGAATTCATCATTACAACTGGGTACAGATACACGGTCGGCGTTCACGCTGGGCATGAAGAATGCTCCAAAATCGAGAATGCCTTTGCAGCATGGATGCAGGCAAACCCGCGTGCGTCCATCGATGAGCTCCAAAATACAGCATGCCAAATGCTTGACACCTTTGCGCGACACATTCTCGGAATTTAACCATTCGCCCTCCGGCAGTTGCCGGAGGGCGCGTCGCGGAACTTTGAAATCAAGTAACAGGAGTGACTAACTATGAAAAAAGAATTTCACAAAACCGCACGATGCGCGAAAATCGTAGACCCTGACGGTAGCTGGGCAAAGGCTGTCGACGGAGAATGGTTTGAAATCAAGTCTTTAGATGGCTACGATTTTTTCGACGGCGACAGGGGCTGCATCTCCATAGGGACGCTGTGCTGCTGGCTTGATATGGCATACGCTGCCGGGCTGGCAGACGGTCAGACGGCAGCCACAAAAAAATAACATTCCCCTGCACGGAAATCGAGCAGGGGCGCGTCGCGGGAAAGCAAAAGGAGGAAACAATCATGATCGAGAATATGTACAAGCAGAGCTTCGGAATCGAGATCGAGATGTGCGGAATTTCCAGATATGCTGCGGCGTGTACTTTGATGACGCTCTGGGGCGTGCCATGCACCAACATGGCGCATCCTGGCGGCACATATGATGCGTGGACCATAAAAGATTCCAAATCCAGAATCTGGAAGTTCGTCTATGACGGCTCCATCTCAGCCAGAAGCAACGAAGAGAAGTGCGAACTCAACTCTCCCCCATTCTTTGATGGGCTGGCAGACATTGAGTTCTTGCAGGAAGCGGTCAGGGCTCTGCGTCGTCAAGGCGCAGAAGTCAATGCATCCTGCGGGATTCATATCCATATCGGCGTCGGCGAACATAACGCAACGACACTCCGAAATCTAGCGAACATGGTCGCAAGCAAGGAAAACCTGCTGACCGAGTCGCTCCAGATTCTGGACAATCGTCGTGGCTATTGCCGGAATACAGCTCCCAAATTTATTGAGACAGTAAACCGGGAAAAGCCGAAAAATATGGATGAATTAGCAGAAATCTGGTACCCGACAAACGGCAGCCACGAAACGGACATTGAAACGTGTAAGCGCGAACACTACAACAATACGCGCTATCACCTCCTGAACCTGCATAGCGTGTTCAGGAACGGCACAATCGAGTTTCGAGCTTTCAATTCGACCTTGCATGCCGGCAAAGTCAAAGCGTACATTCAGCTCTGCCTGGCGATGAGCTTTTCAGCTTTGAAATCAAGAAGCTGTTCGCCACGGCAGACTGTGACAGACAACCCGAAATACACCTTCCGGGTCTGGCTACTGCACTTGGGCTTGATTGGCGACGAGTTCGCCACGGCACGCAAGCACCTGCTCGATGCCTTGCCTGGTAACAGCGCATGGCGGGATGCAGACAACCCCGGACCCCGCCGGATGGCAGTATGACCCCTATCGCCCACTCAAGTGTGGGCGATGCGTCGCGGAACTTTTAAATCAAGAAAGAGCTGGAGGGAAAAGAAAATGAAAAAGATTGGAAATCTGTATGAGCTGATTAACGATGCATTGAATGAAGGATTTATTTTTCTTGTAACGAAAGACTTGAACATGGTGAAACTCGAAGATAAACTGGATGAGCTAGTCGACGAATACGGTGAAGCAATAGCAGACGACGACGAATTATGGACGGCGACAGAAGACAAACAGTTCTGCGGTGCGCAGTTTTCCGAGTTCATGCGCCTTGAACCTGAACACGGAAACAAAAATCAAGAGCGTTACCTGCTGTTACCTGCTTATTTCTGTTAAATGAAGGTATCCAGCCCGCCTCCGGCGGGCGCGTTGCGGAAAACTTTGAAATCAAGGAGGAACGAATGATGGTCTGGCTGATGACAACAGTGATGTGGCTCACCTCCAGCGGCTTCGGCATGGTTTTGCTGGGCGCGATATTGCTGGAGATTTGCGTCCTGATAGTAGCTTTCAGCACCAAAAACAAGGACAACTGACCTTGTTTTTTGACGCTGAAACATGGTATACTTATCAAAAAAGCAGGCACGGCAAGACTGATGCTGTGCAGCGTCGCGGTAACTCGCAAATCAAAAAATGGAGGAAACTATCATGAAAGAAAAAACGATGTCTTTTGAATCCCGCCTGCATGATGCGCTTGAATTGAAAGACTTCGCCGTTCTTCTCCGCATGGAGAAAAACGACCCGGACGAATACAAGCGCCGAATCGACTTTTGTGCTCAGCTCTGGCACGATGGCCGCCGTTTCACCACGCCGCCGGAGGGTGATTTCATCGCGCTGATGACACAGGGCTATGATGCCGTCATGTTCCGCGGGAAAGACTGCGATGAGGCGGCGGAAATCAACGCGCTGGCCGATCAGCTCATTGCCGAGTTTCGCCAGAAAAACGTTGACCGCTGGCTCAAAACCATTTCCCGCGACGATGCTCAACGCATCGTTGATGTGATGGACAGCGACACATGTTTTACCCACTGTGAGGACGCGTCCATCACGCACGATGGCGTCACGTTTTCCATGCACGAGTTTGCCGACCGTTGGAACAGGGCAAACGGCGCGGAACAGTCTCCTGATAAAGTTTATGTTAAACCAAACGACAACGATTTTACTTGGTAATCCCCTTTCCTTCCGGCGTATACGCCGGAAGGAAACGTCGCGGAAAAACTCGCAAATCAAGAAACAGGAGGAACATAAAATGAAAATCATTTCTGTGTGGGGTTATAACACCAACCCCCAGTACAATCCTGAGAAGAACTTTGAGGGCGGCGGATATCTCCAGCCGTTCGGCGGTGCTTTTGTTAAACTAGAAGACGGGCGTGAGGTCGTCGCTCTGCTGGACGACTTTTCTGCCGGCGCTTTCGGCGACCGATACCATCTGGTACTGGCGTCCTGCTCCGGCTCCACGTTCTTTGAAATGTGGAACGAGCGCGATGAGCGCTCGTTCGCCGATTACTGCGCAGTAGTTGGCGAGGACTACGCGGCGTTTTTTAGCGTGCTGCGCGATGCCGTCTCTTGGGCTGCGCTGCACACTGGCTACGCACGCGGTGTGTGGGCGGATCCACGAGAGCCTTTTGAAGGGCTTTAATTCCTATCGCCCGCCTGTTAGCGGGCAGCGTCGCGGCAAAGATCGCAAATATAGTTAAGCATTGGAGGATGCAAATAAATGAAAACCTATATCGCCTACGGCTCGAACATGAGCACGGCTCAGATGGCGCGACGCTGCCCTGACGCAAAGCTGGTCACTACCGGCTGGCTGAATAACCACACATTGGAGTTCTACCTGCATGCGACGGTAGCGCCCAGCGTATGGAACAAAGACCGCGTCCCTGTCTTGGTCTGGGAGATCAGCGAGCAGGACGAAGCGAACCTTGATCGGTACGAGGGTGTACCGCGTTACTACACAAAAGAAACAGCTACTGTGCATGGAACGGACGACAAAACATACACTGGCTTGATTTATATCATGAACAAGGATATGCAGCGCATGTCTATGCCGGATAAGTCCTATGTTGACGGCATACAGTCAGCCTACCGCGCTCTCGGCTTTGCTGCCGAGCTTCGGAATCTGCAAGCCGCCGTCACTCGGATGGCAAACAGATGCCGTTATATCGCTCCTGGCAGCCGTTCTATGTTTCTAGATAAAACATACCAGTAAACCCAAACAACGCGCCAGAACCACCCTCTGGCGTGCGTAGTGGCAAACCATAAATAGAGAAAGGAGATTCGCCAGATGATTGCGCATGCACATTGTACATGTTGTATTTGCGGTGAACCATTCGAGGTTGAAAAACGAAACTGCAACAGCAGAACCGCTGCGAATTTCGTTGAATGGGCTGAAGAGAACATAGATACATGCCGCGAATGCGAAAAAAAGATTCGTATGGAGAAACGAAAAGCGGAAGAACGGCGTGCAAACCTTCCAGGGCTTGTCGGCACAGATAAACAGGTTGCGTGGGCGCTTGATATTCGTCATGAGAAAGCAATTGAAGCTCGTGACGCGCTAAAATCAATCGAGGATCGCATATCATCTGAAGAAAGCTCACAAATCAAGAACGTCATCAAACAAATGCTGTTTACGCAGACAAAAGCAGTTTGGTGGATTGATAACAGATTTGTTCGTGGCGATCGGTTGGTGGCTTCATACTCTAAACAGCAAAGGAATGAAGAATGTGCAGAAAACCGGGAAAAGCAGAAAAATAAATGAGTGTAAAAATCTCATTGGATTTCGTTGTAACCATTTACTTGTGATCGGTCAAACGGAAGAGACTGGCGGTCATAATAGGATGTGGATATGCAAGTGTGATTGTTCGAAAGAGGTTATGGTCAAACAAGACTATCTGTTGAGAGGATACGCAAGATCATGCGGTTGTCAGAAGCTCAAACGAATGGACGATTACATCACAGTTTGGATTTCGCCAGACGATCAGGATATCAGGGATAAGCTTAAAAATGTTGAGAATGTCGGTAATTATATCAAGAATCTGATTCGTGCAGACAACGAAAAAACACAAAATCAAAAGAAAGGATATTAACATGCCCAAAATCAAGAAGATTGAGCAAAAGACTCTTCTTGAGCTTCGTAAAGAAGCTGGTCTATCAAGAGAGAAGCTGGCGGCGGCAGTAGGCATGAGCACTGGCGAAATTCGTCGTATCGAAATCGGTGAACGTGCAATGACTTCCGCTTCCGCTGAACGGTTCGCCAAGGTTTTGAATATAGACCCGCTGTTAATTAAGCGGTATAAAACCCAGCACAAGAAAGAGAATCTTGAATCCGGCAAAGCGTTGCATGTGCTTCGCGATGAATACGGAATTAGCAGCAAAGAACTGGCGGAACGGACAGGGATTGCGTTTAAGACTATTCTTTCATACGAAAGCGGTCTTTCTCTCCCTTCTCAAGATATAGTTGAAAAGATTGCAAATGTATATGGATTATCTGTGGACGCCATGCTTTCGCGTGGCGTCCGTATGCAAGAGCCGCCCATCCAAAAGAACAATCCCATTTTTAAAGCTCGAACGGATGCTGGCTTGACCGTTGCACGGTTGGCTGAATGCCTTGGAATATCCAGACAGCATATCCAGATGTGGGAACGTAACCAACATAAACCTCAACCCTACACCGTCAAGAAGATCGCCGCCATCTGCAATGTGAATCCGGACAAACTGTCGGCAGACATTCTCGAAAGCTACTTCAAAGCGCATCCGGAAAAGGATCCGAATAAAGTGTGCAAGAACGATAAATAAATCGGCGGAGGATTACGTTGTGCCATATCATACAAAGACCGGACAGCGTGGTGTTTGCCATGCTGGCCGGTCTTTTTTTGTGTTTATATCCTGTATTTCGGATTTTCATGCCAGTATATTATCCTGTACAGCCAGCCATGTGAGTTTTCCCACTCAAGCGTGTCAAGCAGCTTGTCGAGGGGTGATTTCGGCGGTGGTGCTGGAAAGATATTGGTACAGAGCATCGCGGCTGGTATCCGCTCTTCATGCGTTATCGGAATCGGTGGCATGTAATGCGGAACCGAAATATTTGTCTGAATCAGTACCATATTTTCTACCCATTTTGCATATTGCTCACAGCTTGCGTGACATCCGACGGCGCGCTCTCCGTATCCATGACACGGACTGTCGATCACTGCTTGTCACCTCTTTATAATGCGCGTTGCACATCTTTTCATGTTTCTTTCTTGGGCTTCGTGTGGGACAAGCCGATGTCAGTATGATAGCAATCATCGCATCAGCCAACGTCATTTCTCCGCCATTTTCCAGTGCAAGATCTTCCTTTACTTCTCCCATAGCACAGTCTCTCTTTCTTTTTCTGTTGGACTTCTTAACCAGCAACGCCAAGTTTTCTTATAGACTTCAGCCCTAAATAGATCATTTCCTTCCCAAGCAGGATAAACAAAGCTAAATTCGTTATCTACTATATACTGTATACAGCCTTGTACTAAACAGTATTCTTTTGTATTTATTTCAGATTGGGTTTCAACCCAAATAAGAACCCAATTGCATTGGTTGTTATCCTGCATTTCCCGAATTTCATCAAGCGTCAGCACGCGATTCTTCGGCACGACGCGGCGCGATGACACAGCTTGTAGCCGTTCTTCAATTTTGGTCTGCGACGTGTTTCCGATAAACTCAATTCGCGGCGATGCGCTTTCACACGTCACACATTGATACCATGCCGAGAAGAACTCCTGCTCGGCTGTATGTGGACGAACGTGGATTTCCATCCTGTCTCCGCAATACGGGCATTTAGGCGTTTCGCTCATGTTTTTCGCCTCTCTTTCTCCTTCTGCATTTCATCATACATCCTCTCAACGCATGCATCTTTCAGGTATATGCGGAATACTTCACGGTCGCATACGGCGCATTGTCCTGTAAGATGCCATGTTTTGCCCTCGTGACGCCATTTCCCGCATTGTATAAATGCGTGACGGCATAGCTTCTGCCTGATTCGCTTCATCAGCTTTCCCATGGCGTTCCCTCCGTTTCTTCTTTCGTCGGTTTGCGCAGCCAGCAGCGCCATTCTTTCCCGTACAAAATTCCCATCGTCACAAGAAGCTTGCTCACAAAATCCATTTTACGGGTCTCTCTAACTGGCGCAATCAGCACCCATCCGTTTGCGCCTCCGTCAAACTCCACCCACAGCGGCGCAGCATCCGCGCCGCCTTCGCAATGCGCGTCCACCTCTTCCAGCGTCAGCACGCGGTTCTTCGGCTCTGCGCGGCGCATCGCCATTCGGAACGCCGATTCAGAATCAATGCCGATTGGCGAATCCCAGCCGCATTTCGTGCAGGCGTAGCAAAATGCGGCGTTACACAAATGCATCAACTCCATGTCAGCCCCGCATCCGGGGCATTTAGGCGTGTTATTCATGAATTGATCTCCTCTTGTTATTTTTCACCATTCAACAATTCGGTCATATTCACAATCGGCGTTGCGCTGCCTCCGCTGATAATCGGCAACTGACCATTCCACTTTTTAATGTACTCTTTCTGGATTACTTTGTCCGTAATGTTCTTCGATTCTACTTCAAGGCGATAACTTTCTGCGTCAGCTTGAATCCTAACTGCTTCCGCATCGGCCTCAGCCGCGATCTTCTTTTTTTCTGCATCAGCCTGTGCCTTAATTTTTTCACGTTCTGCTTCGGCCTCGGCAATGATGGTCTGTTGCTCCTGTTCGGTCTGCGTTTGCAGTTTCTTCTGTGTGGCAACCTGTTTAGCTTCCACCGCATCGGTAAAGGCATCAGAAAAATCAATATCCGTAATGGCGACATCTTTGATTTTTACATCATAAATTTCCATTTTTGAATAAATAGTTTCATAAACTTCGCTAGAAATGATTCCTCGTTCAGAAATCAATTCTTCTGCCGTGTATTTGGAAAATACAGCTTTGACAGCATCCAGGATGCACGGCTCCATGATTTTACTGCCGTAATCCTCGCCAACCTGTGAATAAATACGCCTTGCTCCATCTTCTGACAGTTTATAATTGCAGGTCATTTTGATATCAACCTGCTGAATATCTTTGCTGAATGCCGAACAAACGACCTCGTATTTCTGCCAGCGGCAATCCATTTTGACTACCGATTTCCACGGAGGAATGACGTAGAAGCCGGGTGTCAAAACATCAGCTTCAGCCTTACCCCAATTTAAGACAATACCGACATATCCTTCTTTAATTGTCGTTGCAGACGCGGAATCCGCGCAGAAAAAAGCGATAACAACTGCGACAATCAAAACAAAAATAATAGTGCAAACCTTTTTCATAATTTTCCTCCTGACTTTTACTTTCTATATTATTCCTTATCGGTTTTTACGCGGCTCTCAAGCTGCTCAATGCAGGCGAAAACGTCAAGCATCAGCATTATGCTACAACTCACGTTCTCGTGATATGGGCAAGCCTCGCAGCACTCACTCAAAATGCACAGGCGCACGGCTTTCTTGATCTCATCAGGCGTTTTCATCGCTCTTCCTCCGTTTCCGCTCCTTCTCGATCTTCGCATCTCCCAGATTTAAGTTGCAAACCGTTCTCACAAGCTCATCATTTGTCACATTCTCCTTGCCAAATAAGGATTTTTTAAGTTGACGGCAAGTTTCAATTGCCGAAATCGCCGTTCGTTGCCGCTCAATCCACTCGTCATAGGCGGCGGTTCGCTTGGCGTTCATCGGGTTTGCCCGGTATCTAGTAAAAAAGTCAATGTTGTCATTTAGCCATTTAAGCGTACGCTCCTCAGTGGTGCTCATGGTTCTTTCGCCTCCGTTTTCGTTCCTTCTCGATCTCCGCCAGAAACTCCGCCCACATTGGTGCGTCAATCTCCGTGTCTCCCAGATTGTCAGCCTCGGCGATATCCCGCTCCATCGCATACAGTGTCTTATCGTCCAGCGCTGGCAAGATCGGCTTGATAAAGCCCATCACAGTCGCCGGCGCGTAGGTGCGCCGGCGCATCAGACAATAGCGCACTGCGCAATTGCAGACAAATCCAAAGTCCTCTGTGTTGGCGATCTTAATCATGGGTTTCCTCCTTCGGCGATTTGGGGAGCGGCCTCCAATGAGTAACTTCGCAGTCTACCGGGCAGTTATACACATCGTCCGGGGTAAATTGTCTATTCTCCCACCAGCCTTTCGCCACGAAATAATCATCATTTTCTTCGCTATAAGTGCCGTATTCTTCTATGTTGTACCAGTTCCATCTGCTATTCTGCGTCAGCATCGTTCCGTCCTCATAGATAGCCGGGCAAACAAACCGGAACCCACCACGGTTACAGTAGATAAGGACTTCCTGCTCGTTCTTCGGTAATTCGTCTTCGTCTTTGGTGCTGATCCACTCCGGCTTCTGCGTGTCCTTCTCCGCCTCCAGCTTTTCCAGCATGTCGGCGGCTTGCTGCTTTGCGGCACTTCCGCAATCGACAAATTCAAAAAGTGCGCAACCGACGCAACTCGTGCTATCGCAGAGCCTCAGTGTCTTTGCCAATTCTTTTGCACTAAGCATTGGAGCTTTGAGTTTCAACACTTCAGGTTCTGCCTCTGCATGCTTGCACACCTCCGGGTGTTCGCTCGTCGGACACACGTCGCCGCGATACGGACACTCGCCATTGATGCAGACACCCTCAAACTCGGCGTACCACTTGCATTTCATCTGTGATTCCCTCCATCACGTAAAGCACGCACGGCAGCGCCATGCCGTTACCCCACATCTTGTATCGCGCCGAATCGCTCCCGTCTACGCCGTCCTCCCACCAGTCCGGGAAACCCTGCAACCGACAGCATTCAAGCGGCGTCAGCCTGCGGACGATGTAGTGCCATAATCTTTTGAGCAACACCGCCTGCTGGTCGTGCATACAGTTCAGCGCGCCCGCCTTGTTGCTCATGCTCATCTGGTTTAACTGGCCGTTGCCCACAACGAGCGCCGTATAGTCCGTCACCCGGCTTTCGTGGTCTCCTGTCAGCGTCGGCACAATTTCCCCATCGCCGTTCCCTCGTGCATCATATGCAACGATGTCCCTTGGCTCGACGGCTAAGTGCGCAAGCAGCGTTGACCCGATTTCGCTTTCCACGTACTCGCCGCGCTTTGGGTTTTGATATACGACCGGGTTTTGATAATTTAAGCTGTACCCGCCGTTTTCTTTGGCTTGCAGCGTCCCGCTGACCTCCTTGGTCAGCCGCAGGTTTCGGCAGTCCGCCGCGTAAACCACCACGTTCCCGCCTTGGTTGCACTCCGGCGTACAGCAGAACGTGTCGAGCGTCCGCGACACTTTCCGCTCTCGAAAGCAGCTGTCCGGCGTCGGGCTTTTCATGCTGTTGCTTGTCGCGCCCGTGATGTCGTAAACCACGCCGACCGTCGCCTGACGCTGTGCGCCGATACAGGGACTTACTCTTCCGGAGATTGGGTCTTGTTGCAGCTGGAACGCTCGACAGTCTCCACCAGCGCTTCCCACAGCAGCGCCGGAATCTTCTTGCCGCGCTTCTCCGCACGCTTTAAAATCCCCAAGCAGGCCATCGCGCTTAAAGAGTATTTCTCCGGCGCGTCCGCCTGCAAAATCGCAGACAAGGAAGATTCTTTTGCGTCTTTGGGGCACGCCCCAGTGTTGGGCGTCCAGCACGCGCCAGGCAATCGAGTAACCGTCTCCCAGGATGCACCCGGCGTTTCTCCAAACAAGCTTGTCTGCCCGGCCTGCCCGTGCAGGCTCAGGCACATCAGCGTTGTTTCCGCCCGCCGCGCGGACGAACGCCCGCAAGACTGCAAGGAAGTCGTATCCCTTATTGCTTGAAAACGCGCCCGGCACGTTCTCCCAGACGGCGTATCTTGGGTATTTTCCATTCGTGGCCTCCCGCATCTCTGTAATAATCCGAACGGCTTCAAAAAACAGGCTGCTCCGCTCGCCCTCTATAAGCCCCTTCTGCGCACCTGCCGCGCTCAAATCCTGACAGGGGCTTCCGAAGGTGACGATATCGACCGGCTCAATTTCCGCGCCGTTGATCTTCGTGATGTCGCCGAGGTGGCGCATGCTGGGGAAGTTCTTTCTCGTCACCCGGATGGGATACGGCTCAATCTCGCTGGCCCATACGGGTGTGATGCCGCACATCGCCGCCGCTAAGGGGCACGTGCCGCTTCCGTCAAACAGACTGCCCAGCGTCATTTAGTTATCCTCCCAGCTGCGCGGATGACCGCAGCTTCTCGTCCCCTCCGGACATAGCTTGCCCCGCTGACACGGTGCACCGCTGTCTTTAAACAGCCCTTCTTCAACCTCCAGCACAAGTGTACGCATCCTGTCAGCTAAAGCGCGAATCTCCCACTGTGCGCGATTGCAGCAGCGCAAAGAAAAGAAATGCTTGAGCTCTCGTGCATTCATCGTTACAACGAGCTGCGTCGCCGCAGCGTTCGGCAGCAAGAACCGTGCATCCTCTCTCGCCTCCTGTTCGGTACGACCAGATGCGATCAGCTCATGCACCATAAATTCATAGTTGCTGTTCATTGTATAGAGGTCAAACTCGAATGCATGCTTGAGCTTCGGATTGCTTGCAATCGCCGGAGGGATTACATAATCAAATCCATTCTGTGCCACATACCGCTGGCTCTGAACGGAGAACGACGCGATGCGATGCCGCGTAAGCTGTGCAAGCAACGCACGACTAACGCCAGACACAAGGAATGTAAAACTCACATGTTCGAGGATAGAGTCATGCCCGCTGGCAAGCACATTCGCATTATACTGATCAACGGTCGTGTTGGTCATTCCACGCATTTCAGCCTTTAAATCCGAAACGTTTTTCGCGGAATGACAGATTTTCCCCGCGACGGCTACAATCCGCGCCATATCGCCTGGCCAAACCATATCCTCATGATTCAGTGCTGTGTGCGCCAAAAGCTCAACGTTCATCTCGACTGCGCCCATCTTTATACCTCCTTCAATCCAATTCTATCAATTGGATTTTCTGAGCAAATCTCAATTCCGCACTTGTCATAAGCGGCTTTTCGCAGCTCCTCATGCGTGATATATTCAATCGTAAGCTCTTCGACTCGCTTTAAAAAACGAACGGTGCGCTCTGGACCAAATTTATAAAGTTCCTTGAGCGCAATCGCGGATGCAGCACAATAACTTTCAAACACGATACCACTGGTAAACTTGATGCCGCGATCAATACCGTTGTTGTATCCGACGGCCATTGCGCTGTTCAGTTGCTCAATTTTTGTGCCTTTAGACCTCTTTCCATTTGCTCGCGCAAGCGCCCTTCTCTGTTGCCTGTTCATTGATATCCTCCTTCGGTCTGATATAGCTGATATCAAGGCCAAGATTCTCTATTGCATCGCAAATTTCATTATATGACATCACGCCGATGTTTCTAAGCCCGGCAAGCCGTTCCCGGCCGAGTGTCAGCACATCGCCGACGTCGGAACAGCCAACACTGAACAGGGCGTGCTTCGAGCGGTTAGACAAGCCCAGTTCGGACAGCGGTAGCCTGTACAGGTTCGCGTTTTTTGCGTATTCTTCCGGAGTTTTAAACGAGATTGTGTATTCTTTCAGGCACTTCTCTGCTGTGACCTGTGCCGCAATTTGCGCCGCATCCGATGCACGATGGTTCGCGTAACCGCGTACGCCATACAGCAGAATAGGCGCAACGTCCGGTGAGCGGAGTTTATCAAGCGCAGCCATAAGGATTTGACGCACGCGCTCAACAGACAAATCGTCCTTGTACGCAATAGTCCGCATTGACCGGCACTCAGCGTAACGAATGCGCAAGTACGACTGTTCACGCTCAGACAAGGCTACGCTAAACGCATACTCACAGCTTGGCACAAAGTCGAACGATGCCACAAAGTCATTAAACCGACTGTCATTTTCAAAAACAGCTTTCAGAATCAGCAACCATTCTTTTTCGGTCATAGCTTTATCCAACGTATATTTCCCTCCTTACGGATCAAACGGCAGGTCTTCGTCCGTCGCAGTAAATTCTTCAGGCAACACAACCTGATGGCTCTGTTCGGTTTCAATCTTGATTGAACGTTTGCCACCTTTCCCGCGCTGGACAGTAATAACAATTCCGTCTCTGCGCTTCAGCATCGGCGCAAAATGAGAAAGCTGCCGCCCAAACTGCGTCGCATGAACTTCTTCTACAGGTTCACCCAGCGTCTCTGACATTTCGCAATTCAAATCATTTACCGTCCCACGCCAGCAGTTATAACGTTTCGCGACAGCGATGATGCCGCGAACCATCTGCGATGCATTGTATTCTTGCAACTCGGCGTATTCCTCGCTGTTGCAGGACACCAGTTCCCAGTCGCCGGAATTAAACTTCACGACGAAATCCTGTGAATCAAAGTCTCGGCTACTGGTTTTCAGCGTGCTGGTCTCTTCCCCGCGCTTGCCAGCAAGCACCATAACTGCGTCACAAGCACCGGTAAAACCCATTGAGCCGCTGATGCGTTCAAAATAGTCATCGTTGTTACCGTTGTCTTTGCGCAGGTGATGCACACAGATCAGAGCCAGACTGTTTTCCAGCGCAAAGCTTTGCATCTGCCCGAAGATGCGCGTATCGCCCTCATAAGCGTTCTCACCGCGCCGCGTACCGCCTTTGACGCGCCCGACTGTATCGATGATAATCATCGACGGGTTTTCAACCTGTGACGCCCAGCTCTTAAGCTGTTCGAGCAGGTCTCCATCCAGCTTATCAGCCTGATGCGCGATATATAGATTGTCTGGCGCAGCGCCCGGAATCAGGCGAGACAGACGATCCTGAACACGATATTGACGCGACTCAAGGTCCAAATAAAGCACGCTACCGCGCTTTGTTGGAAAGCCAAGGAATTTGTCGCCCTTCGATACACAGAGCGCCAGTTTAAGCGCCATCCAGCTTTTCCCTCGTTTAGGCGCACCGGCAAGCACCGTCAGCCCGGCCGGAATCATTCCTTCCACGATAACAGGCGGACGTTTGAGCTGTTTTCCGTACAACTCAGAAGCCTTGTAGAACTCAAGCGGTTTAACCTGTTTGGGCAGCGGAGGAATCGGTTTCGCTTGCGATATATGCAGCTCTTCACCCTGACGCGCAGCCTGCCGATTATATTGTTCCTGCTGCGCCATCGCCTCCAACGCCGCGTCGTCCGCCATCAGCGCCTCCAGCGCTTCCCGTTCCTCCTGACTTGGCATCGTTGCCCTCCTTATATTCCATCGCAAGATCGACCATAGACGCCTGCCAGAGCCAATCAAGCTCTTGCATGGCGTATGCTCTTGCGATTATGGCATTCGTAAACTCCCGCGTATCCCAAGGGTCTTTAGTGGGATCACTATATTTCTCAAGTATTGCGTTCGCTCTATGATATGCGCGGCATAGCCTGTTCCATTCCGCGCCACGCCGCTTCTCAAGTGCCTGCACCAGATGATAGACAGTCGGCTTTGGCTTTTCACGCGGCTTATCTGCCGTGTGGCTTGAAACCTCGATTCCAAAATCCGCAGCCAACCGTTCAGCAGCTTCCAAAGACGATACCTGCATCATCTTCTCGTACAGGGTCACGGCATCGCCACCCTGATGACAGCCGAAGCAATACCAACTGCCGTTAGGGTAAAAGCACATGCTCGGCGTTCTTTCGCCATGCAGAGGACAGCAAGCCCAGAATTTATACCCGTTATGCTTTAGCTCGATTCCCTGCCGCTGCGCCGCATCGTAAGCCGGAATCTGCTTTAACCGCTCAAATAAATCGCTCATGGTCTATCAAACCATTTCAGCAGGTTGTGCAGACCTGCTTGGTTGTATGGCTTATTCGATTGGCGCAAACGTCTCGTCAGGCGCAGCGGACGGAACGTCAAACGGCACATCGGCATCCGATACTTCGACAAACTCCTGAGCGGGCTGTTCAGGCTGTACGTCCGCAGCGCTGACACGGACGGCAGATTTGATAAACTCAGCCGTATACGCCGCCACAGCCGCAGCATCCGTCTTGTCGAGCGCACCAACCGCCTCAAATACCGGCGTGCTGTATGCCACGCCTGTGGCACTCTGTGCGGTTTTCAGTGTGATTCGCGTCATAATCGCGTTCATCTTCTTGCGCAGGCTCATGGTGACCTTGACACGATACCCGGCAAAAGCGCCGAGTGCCGTCGGCGGGAGCGTCAGCACCATAGGAAAGATATCACCGCGACGCAGGATATACACTTGCCGCATGTTCTTGCAGGCTTTACCCTGGCTGGGATTGCCCTTGTTGTCCGTACCGGAGCCGAACTGGTTGTACGGGCAATCCTTACATGTGCGCACCTCGCCGGTCGCCGCCCAGATGCCTGTTTCTCCGTCGCCGGACTGACAGACGGGCGGATTCTTCGTGCCGTCATACGCATCCGGCCAGTAACCGTTCGTATTGTGCGACATGATGATGACGCCTTCAATGACTTTCTCATCGTCACTATCGTCCTCGCCCGGGTTGAATACCTGGAACGATTTACCGCCGCCAGACGGGATTTTAATGCGGCCATACGGGATGCGGTCAAGATCGGAAAGCTCCTCCATCAGAGAGGAAATCTCGTCGCTGGATGGAACCAGCACCGCTTCTGCCTTCGCGCTGTCAATAACAGCAAGTTCATTCTTTGCCATAATCCGGATCATCCTTTCTTTTTCGCTGTGACCTTGCGGTCGGTAATGGTCGTTTTTTCGTAAACGCTCATGGGGATAGCCGCCAGATTCTCCGGCAGGTCACCATCCTCATCAAGCATCTCGCTCAACGTGTTCGTCAGAGTGCGGTCATCCACGCGCTCAACGATCAGATCGCCCAGCCCTGCTTCACGCAACATCGCGAACGCTTCCTGCTTGTTATCCTTCTTGATGCTGTAATAGCGCTTGATCGACAGACCATAACGCCGGCCTTCCACATCGACCGTGATCGACGCCGGGTCTTCAAGACCCGCAGCTTCCGCCAGGTCCATCAGCCCGGCAATGATATCCTTCTCAGCCTGTTCGATCTGCTTGTTGTTCTCACTGACAAGCTCTTTCAGCTCGTCTTTCCTGTCTTTGAGCGCCTGCAAATTTGCAATAGCGCCAGACAACGCTTCAACCGTCATACTTTACCCTCCATAACTCTCTCTATATCGCATACGCAAGCCGCCAGCAGATCCGCCACAAACGAGTCGCCGCCAAACTTGGCACTGATACTGTTCACATCCTGATACAGCCCATCCCAATAGGCTTGTGTATTTTCAGGATGCTGGTACTTTTGGCGAAACCTGTATATGATCGCCATGATCTCCCGCCGCCTGCCGTCAAGCGGCGGCAACCCGCTTTGCTCAGCCATAGCCTACGCCTCCAGCAGCTCGCGCCAGTTGTCCGTGACCGACTTCGCAAGGTCTATCTTCTTGTCCAGTGCGTTCATAATTCTCTGGTCGATGCTGCCTGGAACAATCAGATGGATATATGTACATACATTTCTCTGACCAACGCGGTGAATTCGATCCTGTGACTGTGCATATTTCGCGGCGTTGAACGTCAGCGAGTAATACACAACCGTGTCAGATGCAGTCAGGGTAATGCCTTCTGCACAGGCATCCAAGTTTCCGACAAACACGCGAGTGTTGCTGTCCGTCTGAAACTGTTCAACGATACCGCCGCGTTGTGTCAACGGAACAGAGCCGTCGATGTACACCAGCTTCAAGTCACCAAGCACCTTCCGGCAGGCATCGCATACGCCGTCCAGCTCGGCGCGGAAGCGAGTGAAGATCACGACCTTCTTCCCTTCGTCCACGCACAGGCTCTGCACAATATCCGATACCGCCTCCAGCTTGGAGCTGGACACATGCTGGACATTCCCCTCATCATCCGTCAGATACCCGCCGGTCAGCTGTTGCAGGCGCAGCAGGCGCGTCAGAACGATGTTTGCTGTTACGCTGTCGCCGTTTTCCAGCTCAAGAATGGACTCTTTGCGAAGCTGTTCATACATCTTCTCAGCGGACGGTTCGAGCGGAACGTCGCGCATTTCAAACGTCTTTTCGGGTAAGTCAAGGCATTCAGCCTTTGTCACCCGATAGGCGATGCTGTGCGCCTTGCGCGTCAGTTCTTCGAGATTGCGCGGGCCGAAATACTGATGACCTCCAAACCCTCCCATCGCCGCATAACGCTTCTCAAAAGCGTAGTAGCTACAGGAGAAGATACCCGGTGCGAGGAATCTGTACTCGCTCCACAGGTCGCGTGTATCATTCTGGACAGGCGTTCCGGTCAGCCCAAGCCGATACCGAGCCTTGTCCCCCAGTTTATGCACTGCTTTTGACTGCTGTGCGGTATGACTTTTGATGCGCTGCATCTCGTCGCAGACGATCATGTCCGCATCGTAGGCGAGCAGCTCATCCAAAAACCGCCACGTTGATTCATAGTTAATAACGACCACGCGCAGCGGGTCAGCCATCCCCGGTAGAATATCGCCTGATGCGTATTTCAGGGCACTCAGGCGTTTCTGTCTTTCGCCCAACATAACGACCACCCGCGCTGGGAACGCACCAAACTTGCGGTATTCTGCGGGCCATACAGGGCAAACTGACGATGGAGCAATCACCAGCACACGCCGGATTTTGTGATCCAGATACATGCGTCCGGTGATTGCCACCGTGGTCAACGTCTTGCCTGTGCCCATATCCATCAACAAAGCGCAAGCACCGATACCATTAGGCAATAATCATCACCTCACCTCATAGCCATACAGCGCCAGCGCAATGTTGAACGCACGCACCTGATGCTGGAACAAGCTGTATTTCTCATTGATCGGCGGTCTTGCGATAGGCTCGACGCGATCAAGCACCTTCTGCTGGTCGATGAACTTGTGTGCCGCCAGCATCTGTGTGGCAGCCGAACGAAGCTCTGCATCGCACGGCACCTTTAGCCGAGCAAGGTCAGAAACTGTGTCAAAGCATAGCGGGAGCATCCAAGTGCGCGGCGGCATCTTGCTTGTCCGGGTCGCACGCGGAAAATTTACGATAGAAGCATCTTCACTGTCCGCTTCAAGAAAGATTACTTTTCCATTCAGCTTAGCTCTCATAGTTCATCAACCTTTCGCGGACACGTTTTTCTGCTCTCTTTCCAATAAATGCAACCATCTGCTTGGTTACACCATATCGCTTCGCTATGTCTTTATACTTTTCACCATTTACATGTGCCCAAAATATATCGTGATCTTTGATACTTACATTGAGCAATGCTTTATGAATTTCATCCATTTTCTCATTGTACAAAAGAGATTCAAGCGGATCGTAAACGGAAGTCATACGTTGAAGATACATATCGTTTTGGAAAATGCCGATTTCTTTTAACGATTCTCCAACTTCTTCACATTGGCTGAAGATATCATCCAGAGAACAGGCAACCTTTTCAGGGGTTCGGCATTTTTCCCATACTTTTCTGCCTTCTCGCAATATCGCATTCCGGCATACCTGACAAAAAAATGTACTTGTTTTCCCCTTGGACGGCGTATACATCGTCACACCTTCAACCATCTTCAAATAACAAACTTCAAGAGGGTCTTCGATCTGGCATGATGCGATATAACTTCTCATTTTGTTACATACCAAGAATGCGCATCCAATGTTTTCCTCAACCAGCTGACGCTGCTCATCCGTCAGTTTTCTTGTTTTTCGTCTCATAGTTGTATTCTTCCATAGCGCCTTCCGTAATAAGTGCAACAAGCCGAACATATGCACTCATTACTTCATCTGCATTACTGGATTTTGAGCATTGAGCTTCTGCAATGCTCGTACAAACCGTATGCAACAGCAAAATAGATTCCATCGTCAAATCTCGCTGGTTACCGTTAATTTCAACATGAGTACCGTCTGCATATAACAAACACAAACGCCTCCTTATTTCATGCCCGGCGCATCATGGCACGACGACGCGCTGCAAGTTCCTCAACCGCGGCACAGGCAGGGACAGGCTCAGTCTTGTTCCCTCCCTGTGCCTCCATCCAGCGGACAAACTCATCTACGTCGATTCGATAACGCCGTCCAGTGCTGCCCCAGCGATGCACAGGCGCACCACGCTGTACGCAGCGGGTAATGGTTGCGATACTGATGTTCATAGCCTCAGCCGCTTCTTTCGGCGTAGACAAGCCCATAGCCGTTCCTCCTTTAATCGTCCGTGGTGATATCCACCACAGTTCCCATATAATGCCCGACCTCATTCAGGTAGTCGCATACCGCCTTTTTAGAGCGGGTGTTCAGAGCTTTAAGCAGCTCTTTATACGCAGTGCGCGTCATCGTAACGCGCACATTAGATTCAATAACGGGTTTTCTTTTTCGCATGATAGATCATCCTTTCTTTAGGCATACGCGCCAAGCGTTTTTGGTCATAAGCCAGACAACGTGCCGTTATCCGGCGCATTTCAAACCATCCGATGCCATCCGGCAGGATATCCTGCTCCGGGGCAGGCTTGGCGATTTTTTCCTTCTGCATCTCTTCATCCAGTCGGATAAAGAGATAGCCCAGCGCCATCAGGAGAAGGATTCCGATCACGACCGCGATACCTACACCGACCACATCAAGCAGTGTCATAGTTTTTACTCCTTCCATCCAGCATGGCACTGGGCTACTTTTAAATTACAACCACGTTGCAACCTTGCAACTTCTTTCCAAGGTAGGTTGCAATATTACGAACAGCGTCAATCTTCCACGCGCCGCCATCGCCCTCAAACAGCGCACACTGCGCTTTGTCGTTAAAACGCAGGATGAAGTTGCTTTCTGGCTGTTCGACCTCGGTGAACGTCCGGATCGGAGTCAGCGTTACAGGATTCTTGACCGTCACCTCGGCATTAGATACCACTCCACTGCGCACCGTCACGCGCTGAGACACACCATCATCGGCATATTGTGCTGTCTGCTCAGACCGCAGGCTTCCGGAAATCTGCAATACCTTCGTGAGATTTTCGGACGGCTTAAACATGCTTTGCAGCATGATCTGGAACTCGTCAATATCCATGTACTGACCGAATTTAATGTACGGGATACAGGCTTTACAGCGGACGACCGTCTCGCGCGTTCCAATATCCATCAGCGGCGAAAGCACATCGACCTCGGTCGGAGAGACGATGCGGACAAGATGACAGGTCATTTGATCTTCCTGCTCCGGTTCAGCATGGCAGAACAGATCATCCACATCCGCCGAGATGAAATTAACCAAGCCATCCAGACAGAACACATCCAGTGTACTAATCGGAACGCTCTCACGATCCAGATCAGGCAGCATCACAACAGAACCTTTAACACGGTCAAACATATAGTGATGCCCGTGTTCATCTACCTTGACTGCGTTCTCAACATCGTTGATGCGCTTACCAAGGTTCACAAGATACTCATCTACGGCGCGCGCCGCCTGCGCATCAGCGGCAATCATCATGGGATTAGAAGCCATATAACCTTTACCTCCTTAATTGTGACTGAACGTCACGACATTCGATTCAAACTCCGCCCCCTGCATGTTCATCTGACCGGGAAGCTGATTGCTGCGTTCCTGAGCTGTTACATTTCCGTGGTCGTCGCGACTGAGGAACAGCGGTTTAGTCACCACAATCGGCGGTGCCAGCTTGGAACTCACCTTGAGCTTGAAGGTGCCAGCAGAACGATCATCAGAGGGCTGAACCTCAATGTTGATCGTCACAGAGCGCTTGGCAACTGGGTCGGTGTTTGGGTCAAACACGTTTTGGAGCAGGCGCTGCCACTCTTCGGCAAAGCGCTCATTCACAGCACCATCCATGATGGTATCCAGATTTTTGATTGCAACAAAGTTACTGGGCATTGTTTTCTCTCCTTTTCGTTGCCATATTCCGAATGACGCTTCCGCCGTAATCATCTCTTGTCAGATTGATAAACTCATCGACCGTGAACGAATCATTTTCCAAATCAATCTGATGATTCAGACAGAACGCCTTTCGGCCGGTCATGCAGCTTCCTGTGAGGCGATGATGCCAGTCAAATAAGTCCTGCGCAGGATATTTCTTTTCCTCGCTGTGCGCAGCGAGGAACGCTTCAATGCGCTTTTCTTCCGGCATATCGTCGAACTGTTTTTCAAGCAGCGCGTTCATCGCTTCCCGCAGCGTATCTCCATGGGCGAAGATGCCGTCCTCGTTTTTTACGACGTAACAATCTTTCGTCGTAAAATCCGACATCAGAATACGCCCCTTCGCCGCATTACCGTGAACATGATCGATAATCGTGGGAACGTTATCAACCATGTTCACGGGATCACCAGCAAGCGAAGTTACGTCGCCGTAGCCGGAGCCGTAGCCGGAGCCGGAGCCGTAGCCGGAGCCGTAGCCGGAGCCGGAGCCGGAGCCGGAGCCGGAGCCGGAGCCGTCGCCGAAGCCGGAGCCGGAGCCGGAGCCGTCGCCGAAGCCGTAGCCGGAGCCGAAGCCGAAGCCGTAGCCGTCGCCGTCGCCGGAGCCGGAGCCGGAGCCGAAGCCGGAGCCGGAGCCGGAGCCTCGTGGCACTTCAAGGAACCGTTTGACGGCTTCCTTTACATCCGCCATTCTCTCACCGCCTTAATGTTCTCCACGGCCTTATCCGTGCAGGCGATGATCTCAATCACGCCGAGAACCGTGCAGGACGGGACAGTTACCGTGAACTTGCAGTTCTGCGGGCACTTCACGCCCTCGGTCGCAAGCTGGCTCAAGCTCGCCGCGCCCTCCCAGTACCAGATACGCCGAGCGTCGGTCAGCTTCGCTTCGCTTCCGTTGCGCTCCTCGATGTGGGCGAAGAATACGCCCGCTCGGTCGGTTCTTACGATGTACCACTGTTTATCCATTCTTTTTTCCTCCTTACATCCACCAAAGCTGAGTTACATTCACGATGTTCGTAAGCGCCAGTGCTGCAAACACCACACGCTCCATGGCTTCACCGACAAGACACATCAACGCACAGCAGATTAACGCCACAAACAGCGAGATCAGACCGAACAGAAAACGATAGGCATCCATTCTCACAGCTTCTCATCCTCCAAAATCTGAGCCAGCAGATCAAGCCCGGTCGGCGTAACCAACGTCTGCGTCTCTTCCGCGCCACAGCGATAATATTTGACAATAATCTTGTCAAACAGCCCCCGTTCGGTGTACACTCTGTAAGGGCGTGCATCGTTGTTCCCCTGTCGGTAGCAGATACGAGCCACACGCAGAGCGTCGCAGACGTTCTTTCGCGTAGTGCCGAGCCGCAGAGCAGCTTCTTCAAGCGTAATCGCGCCGTCCGACACGTGCTGGTTAGCGGGAACAGCCTTCGGCTTATCCTTCGCCTGTTCAGGCTTCGGCACGGGCTTCTCGCTGGCAGACGGAAGTGCTTTTGCATCAATCACTGCCTGCACCAATTCCTGCGACACGTCGGTGAACGCATTCATCGCATCCAGCACCTTCGATGTACAGGCGAGGAACTCGCTTTGATTTTGGACAAACGCGTGCATCGATTCCAGCAGCACAGCTGCCTGTTCAGCAGTCATCATCGGCGTTCCGGAAACGGCATATGCGCCGGTCTTGCGGATTGCCGGAATCACCTCGTGGGTGATCCACCGCTTGAAGGCTTTTGCTTCGGGCTTGTTGGAACAGAGCACCAGATGATAAAGCCCTGATTCATTAACACCATTTAACTCAATGGTTTTATCCGGATTTTGAGGGTGGGTTACTTTTAGTACCCCACCTTCATCCTCGTCAAGGCGGCTCATTGCGCGACTAACCTGTTCCAACCCCAGTGCCCTGCATACGTCCCTCGCGACGAACCACGGTTCGCCGTCGACGGTCAACGTCCGAACAGAACCAAACTGGTCGCTGACGAACGTCGAAAGGTTTTTGTTTTCTTCCATTTATAACTCCTTTCTTCTAAAAGGCTCTCCATCTGCAACGGGAGAGCCTTGTTTTAGCTCTCCTTCTTTTTCTCCGTGTTGTCCATGCTGGTTTTCAGCTGACCGAACAACACGCCCGCCGCAAAAGCGTTCTGGATGGCTTCCGGGAAACCAATAAAGGTTTTGAGGATATCGACTTTCTCATTCGCCATAACCTTTTCTGCGACCATAATCGCCAAACCTCCTTTCGTTTTGTGACTACGTCGTCATTTTAGCTCTTTTTGATGCGATTGTCAACACATTTTTAAAATATTTTTTGATACCACAATCGCTTAAATAAGTTTACTTTTCTCATTATTAGTGATATAATGCGTTCAGAAACACAAAAGGAGGTGACTACAATGACAATGGGCGAAAGAATCAAACAAGTTCGCAAGGAAGCAGAAGGAAAACTCAGTCAAGAGGAATTCGCAGCTTCCCTAGGGTTAAGCCGAGGACAACTCATGACTTATGAGATTGATCGCGTTACACCCCAGCGCAGCGTACTAATGCTGATCAGCCAGCAATACAGCATTCGCCTCGAATGGCTGGAAACCGGCGAAGAACCGATGCGGCTTCCTCCCAACGAGGACGACGAGATCGTAGACGAAGTTCTGGCAGGCTCAAACGAGTTCGTCAAAGCCGTAATACGCGGCATCGCCAAGACTCCCGGCGGTTGGGAAATGATGCGTGAGGTCTTCAACGCCATACAAGCCGAGCTGGACAAACAAAAGAAGCCGGGCGATTGATCGCCCGGCTTCTTATTTTTTTAGTTTTCCTTTTCAATACTCATTTCAATACTATCTCGGCATGGAGATATATCAATTTCTATTATGTATCCAGCTCTATCGTATTTTTTAGTACTATAATCGCTATTTTTCCTTGCTTCATCAAACATTTTTTTTATAGATTCATCAGTAATTTCTATTTTTTCTAGAAAACCATCATAATTGTATGTTGGCAAGAATACACCTTTTTCCAAATCAACATCTCTCGGAACAAGATTAAGCATTCTGGCAATTACCAAAGATACGGTCTGGAATCTATGCCTACACTCTTTATTTTTCCAAACTTCATCAGATTTTATAGATATTCGTGTTATCTTTCTTAATTCAGAATCATAATAACACGCAAAATAAGCCTCGTGATAACTAGGATTTGTGTATTTCCCATGATATTCTACTGAAAACCTATGATATGATCTTGCCCATTCTGTTTTTCTGCAATAATCAAAATCAAAGGAACCACGCGTTCCTTTAATCTCATATTTAGGAGTAATCATTCCACCCCAATAGTCCCTTACTTCAGCATAATATCTATCAAACGCATGTGCAAACTCATCTTCGGTTTCAAACAAAACACGATTATTAGCTATCGACGTTTGAGCAGAAAACAGAAAAATAAAAAAACAAACAACAAGAAAGACTTTTCGCACATTGTTCACCTCCTATCGAATTGTATCACAAATAACAGGCGTTTTCAATGCTTTATAGACCAGCCTTAAAAAAAGAGCCGGGAGATTAATTCTCCCGGCCTTTTTCTGTCTGCGCAGCATATGCACGTTCAAGAATTTTCCAAACCCTCTGAATCACAGCGTCGTCCTCCACCTTATCCAGCAGACTCAGAATGCAGCGAACCATAATTCCACGCGGATATTTCACAAATACCGCCTCCTTTGCTACTAGCATACCCGGAAGCGGCATTTAATATACAAAAAAAGAAAGTCGAATTTTAAAAATCGTTCGTGCTATTTCTTGGCTCGAAGAAATACACTCCACTTAGGAACAAACGCGACAAAAAACATAAAAAATTGTAGTTTGCGCGACATAAGGCGGTGTCGCGCAAACTACAATTTTTGCCAGATTCTGTAAAGTAAATGAATTTTTTTCACGATATCAAAATATACTTTTCACTCAAAAACCCGTTTGCTTTTTCCATGTTTTGAATATACTATGTCATGAACGCAAAAATCCGCGCCATTCAAAAACGACGCGGACTGCGGAAACTCGCAAGGATGGAGGAAACCATCACCTTGCGAGACGATCTTATTATAACATATACATGCGGAAAAATCAAGGAGGAAACTGAAAATGGCATCTGTATCCAAACGAGGAAAAACGTGGGAAATACGTTATCGCGTAAAAGATGCAATGGGACAAATTACTCAAAAGCGCGTTGGCGGCTTCAAAACGAAGGAAGAAGCATGGGCAAAAGCCGGACAGATCGAACAGGCAGCACAAATGAACGTGGAACAGCCCAAATCCGATCTAACCGTCGGGATGCTGTTAGAACGATGGTTTTCAGAATATGCTGCACAGAGTGTCGAACAAACGACTTTAGCAAGATACAACATGAACATTGATCGTTTATCTCACTTTCCCATATATAATGAGCCTGTCAAAAACTTGACCAAAGCCCGTTACGGGCAGATGTTCAACTATATGCAATCTTGTGGCGGGCAAAACGGAAAACCATTAAAAACATCAACTGTAAAAGTATACTTTGATGTTCTACGCAACTCCACAAGCTGGGCCGCATCAGAAAATATTATTCCGCTAAATCCTCTTGCCGGGTATAAAATAAAAAAAATAAAGCAAGATTCTTATAAAGAACCAGATTATCTTGATCCGAACGACATTCAGGATGTATTGAGTGCTTGCAAAGGGAAACGTATCTACACACCCATTCTATTAGCTATATACGGTGGTCTTCGAGCGGAGGAATGTTGTGGTTTAAAATGGAAATCCATTAACTTTTCTAGAAATACTCTGATCATTATAGAAGCTAAAACGCGCGATGTTTACGGTAGAAAAATAGATAAGGGACCTAAATCTCCGATGTCAAAAAGAACAATCTCAATGCCCCAATTTGTTATGGATTATTTAAATCAGCTCCCGCGAGAAAGTGAGTTTGTTTGTGTCAGTCGTAAAAGAGAACCATACAGCATAAATTCACTCACGAATACTTTAAAAAGAATCGAAGAACAGATCAATGAAAAGAGAAAGTGTACTAACCAACCGCCTATACCACCAGCATCCTTCCATGATTTACGGCATACACACGCTGCTATGCTTATTAAACTCAACATTCAGCCTAAGATTATTAGTGAACGTCTTGGTCACTCTTCTATCGCAATTACGATGGATACATACGGCTATCTAATGACTGGTTTACAAGAAGATGTGGCAAATAAATTAAACACTTTTTGTTAATTTCAA